TAATCGAAGCATACGATGCACGAAATCTTTCAGTCTGGTCTCTCTTCCCATAAGTAATGCCTACATCGGCAAGAGTGTCACCAGAGTATTCGATACCATTGATGAAAACTTTGCAGACAGGATTCCACATTTAGTATGCCCCTGCTCGAAGCTTAGAACGCTTAAGAATAGTTTCAATCTGACGGGCAACAGCCTCAGGATCGAGTGCACCCGAAACATTGATAGTGATATTACCGCCACCAATACCATCCTTGCGCATACCTTTAGGCAACGGGATGACAGCCTCATCCCTACCGCCTTCACCAATCAAAGCAAGTGTGCCACCCCTCGATGCTTTAACAATTCCACCCTCTGCAAGTTCTGGAATCTTAGGCATCTTAGGAAACTCAAAGGTTTTACCACCAATAAGCGGAACCCAGTCAGGAATAGTGATCTTAAACTTACCGATAGTGTTATTCCAAAACTCTGCAACCTTATTGAATGCTGCTCTGAATGGAGCAGTAATCGCATTGGCAATAGCCTTAAAAATAGTCACTGCTTTAGGTTTCAATGTTTCAAAGAATGCCCAAACCTTATCCCAAGCAGTCCTGACAGCCGTAGCAGTTCCCACAATCCATTCCTTCACCTGGGCAAACGCCTTATCAACAAACGCTCGGAACCAGTCAATCTTGTTGTATGCCACAACAAATATGGCAATCAAAGCCACAACAGCGGCAACCACAAGGAAGATAGGGTTTGTGAACATAGCCACATTCAAACCAATCTGGGCGGCAGTAATAAGAGCGTAAGTTGCCTTCAGTGTATTAAATATGGCAATCAGTTTCACCACAGCAGTGACAGCACCAATGATGGCAACCGAAGCCAACCCGAAAATCATGATCGCGTTCTGCATGCCTGGGCTGAGATTGTTCCAACCATCGACAAGTTCCATAACCTTATCGAGCAAAGGCTGCAAACCATCGAGGACAAGCGCACCCACAGATTCTTTAGCCTCATCGAAAGTGACCTGCATCCTTGCAAGTTTTCCTTCAAAAGTGTCAGCGCCTTCAGCAGCTGCACCCGAAAACTCTTCACCTAATTCTGAAACCCAATCAATTGACTCAGCACCAAAACCATTAACAATTGCTTGCTGTTCTTTAACATTTTCCAAAGCCTTCTTGTATTCCTCGGAACCCTTAGCAGTGTTTTCAGTCGCCCACGCTAATTCGCCTTGAAGTTTTACAAGCTTGTCGGATTCCTTAATGTACTCACCATAGGTTGTAGTGTTCTCACCAATTGAAATACCAAGTTTTTTAAGTGAAGTTACCGAACCGTCATTGGCTTTTGCCAAAGCATTTGCCACAGTCGTGACATCCTTGCCAGTTCCAGCCGCAATATCCAAAGCAAGGTTAGTGAGATTTTGGGCTTCCTCAACATCTTTCGTACTTCTCAATAGGCGCTCAAACGCTGGGCGGAGCTGGTCATCCGCGACACCGGTCGCTAAAGATGATTGCAAAATAAAATCTTCGACAGCCGCTATCTGATCATTAGTAGCACCAGTGACATTACGCAAAGCACCAGCAAGTTTGACCTGTGCCTTTTCATCCTCAATGGCGGCCTGGACACCATCCTTCAAAAGTGTGCCAGCATATGCAACAGCGGCAACACCTGCCGCAGCGAAAGCGGCTTTCGCCTTTAAATTAAACGACTCTAACTGCTTCTCGCCAGTATCAAGTGAAGTACCAGCCTTTTTCAAACCTGAATCATCATAAGTTGAAATCAGATTAACAAATAAACCGCCAGGACTAGCCATTGTTTGTCAGCCTATCTAACTCTGCTTGTGTAACTTTCACAGCATCTTCATAATTTTTAATCACAGCATTTTGATATTTACGGATCGGATATTCTTTAATTGCCTTCCAAATACCACGCGACAAACCATTCACAGATACTGGAAACAAACCTTGAAGGTTACGCGTAAATTGTGTGTTGTTGGTTTTGCGTCCAGCCATTTCATAGATAGCGCCAGCGGCTGTGGTGTTCTGTATCTGTGTCAAAGCCGACCAAGGTGAAGTACGCGAACGCTTACCAGCCTTGATTTTGATACCTTTACGGACTGCCGCAACATCATAGGACAAATCACGACCACGCTTGTCAGTCCACTTACCCCAGTTAGCCATAGGCGAATCAACAAAATTAGATCGTGCTATGCCAAGTAAAGGTGCAGCGGCTTCGCGGTTCGCTTTGTCTAAAGCCTTTTTAACTTCAGGCGCTAACTTACTGATAATGCGGCGCACCTGCGCAACATTCTCAATAGTTACGGATTCGGTCATTTCGTTCCTTAATCACTTCAACAGCAGTCAGGACATCTTCATAACTTCTATCGCCCCAGCGAAGGCCTGTCTCAACTTCGAGGATAATGATTAGCCGCTCGTAGGTGCCTTCGTTGTGGCTTTTGGGAAATCACCAACTGGAACGATTGCATCAATGTCTTTAGCCCATTCAAGCATTGGCTTGTCTGTGAGGCCTGTCCGTTTGCTGTATTCGTATGCGAGTGTGGCAATATCCCGAATGTCCATATCCGCCAATTGCGTCAGGGTTTTCTTAGTGACATTTTGCCATGCAAGTTCATCCACTAACGCTGGGCGAATAATGGTTGAGTTGCCTTCCACATCGATTATTTCTAATGATCCGATGAAACTCATTTTGTGCCTTCCTTTCGTTCGTTACGCTAAGGTAACAGCGCCTTCTTCAACAGTCATGGTGACTGAAACAGTCAATGCATCTGGAGCTGTACCGCCAGCATCAGGAAATGATGGGAATACAGAACCTGTGAAGGTTGCACCAGTGTTAGCGACAAAGGTGAATGCGAGTGCTGTGTCAGGTGCTGTGTCAGCTGCGTTCCACAGTGCTTCGCAAAGTGAGCCAACAGCGTTCCAGTCCTGGAACATTTCAACTACCATTTCGGCAGTGTATTTGAGGGTCTTGTAAACTGTACCATCAAGGACTTCGTATTCCTGACGATCTGCTGTTCTGGTCAATGTAACGCTTGATGCTTGAGCATCGTAAACATCGCCATCGATGGTGAGGCTTAGGTCACGACCAGTGATAATTGTTGTAGCCATTTTAATTTCCTAATTCAGTCATAACCTCAACCACCATCTCTGCGGTGAGCAAATCTGATTGTCCGAGGTTGGTTGGTCTTACATCTGTAACATCGAATACGGTGTATCCGACTGGCAACGCATCATACGCATCGAATATGAGTTCCTCGATGGTGTTTAACGATGCCTGATTGTTGGTCATTGCAACTGCAAAGGTCAGACGGAACCTTGCCCTGTACTTTGAGCGGCCTATCGCCACAGGTTGAATGTATGGACTGTCCGGCACTATCACCACAGCAGGAGTCATCACAACTTCTGGCGGGAAGAAGTACACATTGGCAGACAAGTTGGCAAGTAAATCTGCCAAATCCTCTCTTACAGTCGCGAGGTTCATCCAACAAACATTCCTTCATCAAAATACGGTGCAAGCAAACCGCTCACTTTAGAGGTGAACGATCTGCCAGTCCTGAACGGTGCAGGGGTGAAATCCACAGCTACTTGCTGACCACCAGCCGAGTTCTGAGTCTGAAACAAATCAATGCACAGAATCAACGCGGCTTCCTTCATTGCAGGTGGCTCATCATCAAAAGATTCGCTTGTGACATATCCTTCGATGACATCAGTTACAGAGTCAATGACTTTTTGAAGCGTTGGGTCTGAATAGAGATTGCCAATGCCAAGTGCGTCTTTGAGTTCTTGTACTGTTACGAGTGCCATGTGATTTCCTTTGTGGTTGGTAGGGGCTGGGAAGGCTCAGCCCCTACCAATTCTCAATTAGGTGAGGTTGAACTTACGGACACCTTCAGGCTTCAAACACTTCGCGGCCATGTAGCCATAAAGTGAAACCTGAACTGAACCATCACTGAGGATGTTTGTGCGTAGGTTTACGGTTGGGGATTCCCAAACGCCAACAGCGTCACGAGCCACCAAGAATGCGGAAGCATCGATGAGGCCAACAGTGCTGATGTTGTGATCAACATAAAGGTCAGCACCAAATACTGAACCACGAGGTGCAGAGATTCCAACTGAACCAGATGCATTGCTTGGAGCAACAGCGTTGAAGACTGGTCGGTCTGAGTTATCGACAGCGCCAATTAGTTCACTCCACCAAGCGGTTGAAGTAACCAAACGGTCAGCGATAAGGCCACCGGTGTTCTTGTATGCAACTGGAACCTGGTCAGCAACGAATGCTTGAAGGCCTTGCCAGTCGCCTGAGAAGCCACCTGACCAAGTACCGTTTAGCAATTCAGCCAACACATATTCATCGGATGCTTTTGCGTATGCTCGGCGAAGTTCGCGAAGCATGATTTCACCGAATGATGGGTCTGAACGGTCAAGCAATTCGTAGGAAACAATTTGGTTTCCAGCGAGCTTGACAACATCAATCGTGATGTAGTTCGACTCAACATCGGTTTGAACGATTGTGTCTAATTCACCTTCAACAGCAACTTCAGCTGCTTGGGTTAGATTAGGAATCGTGTATGAGAGACCTGTTGCAGGAAGGCTAGCAGCTCCACCGATTGCTTCGATTGCTGGTCGGCCATCGAAGGTGTTGCTGATGAACTGTGGCAGTCCTTTAGCAAGTGTGAAACCTGTATTGTTTGAAGTATCATCGGCGGCTTCAACCAAGATACGCTTTGAGTCGTCGTTACCAGCGGCAGCGTAAACAGCGTGAGCAAATGCTTCACCATCTGTTAAAGGCTTGACGCGTGGACGAGTGTAGATTGGTGCAGGTGCAGCGGCTTCAACCACAGGTGCGGATGCCTCTGCAACTACCTCAGTGTTTTCGTTTTCCACGATAGTTTCCTCTTCGTTAGATTCATCCACGACCTCTTCTGGTTCAGTCGCGGCAACTTCAGTGATTTGAGCATCTGCCCCGAAGGCAGGTCGGCTCACCACTGAAACCTCAATGAGTTCGGCGGCTGTGACAGTCATAGTGCCATCCTTCGCCACCTCATAATCAAGCACAGATGCGCCAACTGAGAAACCAGTGCGAAGCCCATCCTGTGCCTCAATAATTGTGTCAGTACCACGAGTGGTTTTCGACACCTTAAACTTTCCATCAATACCTGACTCGGTAATCGAAAACTCGACAGCCTTGCCAATCGGTTTCGTACCATCATGCTCAAGCAACAGCTTCACATTCTTCGGATCAAGTTCAACAAAAGAACCCTCAGCAAAAATCACTTTGCCAGCGGATGTGTTGCCAGGCTTACCAAAAGGCACAATCTGTCCGGCAAGCGTTCGCGATTCTTCATCAGCGGCTTGAATGTCTGCACTAAATGTTAGATGCATCTTCGTTTCCTCTCGGTGCTAAATCTTCAAACTCTCTGGCCTCATCGATGTCGATGATTCCTGACTCAAGTAGTTTGACTGTGACATCGACACGCTCCAAAGCGTTACCTCGAAGAAATCCTTCAAGGCCGAAACGGAACTGAACATCACGAGTTGAAAAATCTGGCATATTAAGTC